TGATGAAGTCTACAAGCCAAAGATGATGACGGATTTAGCCAGAGAGCATCCTGACTTGCCTTGGGCTAATCTTGCAGAGATGGTTTACGGAACCAGACCGCACCCAAAAGATGGTGAGTTGATACCATCGCATGAGTTCGGCACATCGGTTCACGGAACTATCGAGCGTATGATAAATCACCACGTTCTGGGCATTGATGAACACCCCGGTAAATCATGCTGGGATCAGTGGGCTTTGCCTTTTCTGGACTGGATTGAGGACAACAACGTTCAAGCCTTGGGTTGTGAAAAGCTAGTCAGTCACGGGGGCATCAAGATCGCTGGCTCCGTAGATTTCGTGGGCATCAAGGACTCCAGAATCTTTCTCGCGGACTACAAGTGCAGAGTAAACACTAGCGGTAAAGCCAAAAGATACCAGAAGGACTGCTGTCAGCTAGCTATTGAGGCGTATATGCTGATGCACCTACAAAGATTACCCTACCTTCCTAAAATTAGATCCGTCATCATTGACTGCGATACAGCCGAACACTGTCACTACGAGTGGACGGACGAAGAAAGCCAGTGGGGTATCCGTGTAGCAAAAGCCGCGGCCAACCTGTACTGGATGTTACGAATGCAACCTGCAGTAAAACAATAACTATGAATAAAGCACTACCAACTGACGCAAAAGAACGCAAGAAATACCCAATGTATTCTGGCCTCATTAAATACTTTCCTCACGCGCTAGCCGCCGTGTCTCATCTCAGCTATTTAGGTAATCAACAGCATCATCCCGACAAACCACTTCATTGGGATATGGACAAGTCCGCTGACGAACTGGACGCACTTATTCGACACATAATCGATGAAGATTGGGATGCAGTAGCATGGCGAGCCTTGGCTAATTCAGAAAGAAAAAAGACAGGCAAATGCATGTATACAAATGGGATCACGAAATGATTGAGATTAATTTAACTGATGACGAAGTCATGATGTGCCAGCACGTAGGACACTTGCGGTCCGTATTGTCCAGAGGCAACAAGGTCAAGGACATGAAGCGAACCGACATGGCTGGCCTGGATATAGATGCACAAGGCGTTACCGCTGAGTATGCGGTAGCCAAACACTTGAATGTATTTTTTGATCTCGGCCTCAGCCCTCGTGCTGGGTCAGCCGATGGAGTAATGAACGGTTACTCATACGATGTCAAAAGCACTCACCACGCCCTCGGAAAGCTACTGGCAACCCTCAAGGACAATCCCGATGTGGACATGTATATCATGTGCATCACACCGGATCGTTGGACCGTGAAGTTAGTTGGCTGGTGCTGGAAAAAGGAACTAATAAACAAAAAGAACATAAAGGATCTAGGTTACGGAAAGGGCTATGCACTTGAGCAGAACCAACTCCGTCCCTTCAAAAAGTAGTGTTCAAAATAGAAGGATTAAATGAAAGAGATTGATGAACTTGTAACCATGGCTTTGAACATTGTTGAAGAAGCTCTAACGGCAAAAAAGAAGTACGAGACGCAAATATACCTCAAATCTTTACGACAGATATTAAATCAAATTAAACAACGAAACGATAAAAAATAATATGAGTATGACACAAATAGAAAGTAACGTCGAAAGAATACAGACTAGGATCGATATGATTCGACAGGAGTCACGGACTCTGTCCTTTAGAATCGAGAGGATGATGGAGCAGCGTAAGAATCTAACGCAAGAGAAGAAAGCCCTGAAGGATTTACTCACGGAGCTAGATGTATCTTCCACAAAATAAACTCAAGGACTGGAGGGCAAAGCACAAGCCCAAGACTTGTCCACTGATACTGCGAAAGACATCGGACTGGGTGGTGGATCACTGCCATCAGACTGGTATGGTCCGCGGTGTAGTATCAAGAGTTGGCAACGCCTTGCTTGGTAAGATTGAGAACTTCGCTTACCGCAGATGCAAGATCAGCCACAGTCATTTGCCTGTAGTGTTACGCGGCATAGCAGACTACTTAGAGCAAGATCAACTAGATGTATTACATCCCGTAGGATTGACTCAGCTATGTAAAAAATTTAAGGGCTTGACATCCGAAAAACAGAAAGGCATTTTAGTTGATCTAGGGGCAAAACGAAAACAACTCATGGAATGTTCTAATGCCTCAGAACGAACCAAACTATTCCGTGAACTAACTAAACATAAACATGGATAAATTAAATATTCATTCAAAACTCAAAGGGATTCAGTCATCCCTTAAAGCTCCGAAGGGGCAGACTAATAAGTTCGGCGGATACGCTTACCGTTCCGCTGAAGATATACTAACAGCTGTCAAACCTCTGCTCGCCGAGTGGAATTGCACACTTGTTATTACTGACGATGTAGTCGAAGTAGGTGGACGTATATACGTCAAGGCCATGGCTGTGCTAGCATGTGCCGAAGGCGGCGAATACACAATCCAAGCAAATGGATTCGCTAGAGAATCAGAGACTCGTAAGGGTATGGATGACTCACAGATTACTGGGTCAGCTAGCTCTTACGCTCGTAAGTATGCACTCAACGGACTCTTTGCTATCGACGATACCAAGGACGCAGATGCTACCAACGATCACGGCAAGAAGCCAATAACACAAACCAAGAAGACAAGCTCGCTAGCTCACGCTGACGCGGACTTTGAATTCTAATCCATAATACAATGCCAAAATACAATAACGAAAACACAGGGGTGCTATTCCCCGAAAGCAATCGTGAGTCCGATTCAATGCCTCACGCCACAGGAACAATCGAAGTTACTGCGCCAGGTAAATACCGCGCGGCGGCTTGGAAGAACCAGAGCAAAGCTGGTCCTGTTATGAACATTCGTTTGACTCGTCTCGACGAAGACAAACAGCCTGAGCAATACCGCACGAGAGGCGTTCCAAACCAAGCAGCGGCGGCGGCCATAGCGGACGATCCTTTTTAAGTTGATTGGTTGTCGTGGGGAGGGGGTAACACCTCTCCCCTTTTTATTTCTTTTAACATGAACCAACAACTATGAACGAATTATTACAAGGATACATTGACGCGGGAGAACCGCTACTCAAGATGGACGGCTTTGATAACTGCATTGCGGGGGTCGTAGAACGATTTGGTCAGGAGCCTATTGTGTGCTATGACAAGTCCAAGGTCATTGACCAGATGATCTCCGAGGGCATGACCCAAGAGGAGGCCGTAGAATTTTTTGAATACAATCAAATAGGAGCATGGGTGGGTGACAGGACACCCTGCTTTCTCATATCACAACCATGAAAGAATTAGAGCAGAGCCTTCTGGGGACAATCCTGAAGGCAGAAATAAACGATGGGTGCAACGCGCTACTCAACGAAGCAAAGGAGTCCGGCATCAACGCTGACTTCTTCACGTCCCATGGCACCCAAACAATGTGGGAGACTATGTGCAAGTTGGACTCCAAGGGAGTTGTCCTTGGCACCATGTCACTGTTCACAGATTTATCTAAGGGTCAGAAGGGACTCGATGCTAACTCAGTTTGGGCTACGCATGACGCAGGACTCAGCGAGTTGCATTTCAAGGGACTCACTAATGACCTTGTGGAGACCTACAAGTCACGGAACCTTCACCGTCTCTCGTTGATAATCAAGGACGGTCTACAGGAGGGCAAGGACTCCGAGGAGATCCTTACCTCTATACAGGGTCAGTGCGATGCTATATCCTCTTTGACTCCAAACAAAGAGAATCTACAAACCATTGTTGATCAAACATATAAGGATGTCATAGGTAAAGTAGATTACTCTAAATACTTACGCACTGGCATTCAATCCATTGACGACGTTCTTTACAGGAATGGCTACGGGTCAGGTCAACTGTGCGTCCTAGCTTCACGGCCAGGGTGCGGCAAGACAGCCTACGCTCTGAACTTTTTGAAGAACGTCTGCACAAATGGCTACGGTGTGCTTCTCTTCAATCTTGAGATGGGCGTGAACCAGATAATGAAGCGCATCTTTAGCATTCACTCAGGCTTACATATGCGTAGGTTTGAAGACGGGCTAGCTCCAGCGGACAAGGTGAAGACACTTCAAGAGACTACTAAAACCGTCAAAGGTTGGAACTGTTGGATCCGTGACAACGTATATCAACTGGACCACATACTAGCAACGGCTAGGGGAATGCACAGGAAGCATAACATAAATGGAATCATTATTGATTACTGCCAACTGATAAAGCCCATGTCCAAGAACATATCCAGAGAGCAACAGGTTGCGGAGATCAGTCGTGAACTTAAGCTACTCGCCAAGGATCTAGACATACCAATCTTGTTATTAGCGCAGGTGAACCGTGATTCAGAAAGGGATGACCGATCACCTATTATGTCCGATCTCCGTGAGAGTGGCGCCTTGGAGCAGGACGCTGACAGTATTATATTTCTGTGGCAGACACTATCAGAGAGGGAACATCAGAGCGAATACATTCGTTGGACCCTAGCCAAGCAGAGAGAGGGCATGGGATATACGCAGGGCCGAATCCTATTCAACAAAGGCACTCAACAAATGGAGGATTACTCGCAGTTCATTTGATATGAAGCCCCACCAACGGCGGTCACTTATCTATCAAAAAACCATTGAGGATTTTTTCGGTGGATATGTCTGCAAAAGGTGTGGGTTCAAGGGTAAGGCAGTGCAGTTCGATTGTCATCACCTGCCTGAATATGAAAAAGTTAGACCGATTACTCACTTTAGGAGGACAGGAAATCGAGAGACATTTATTAATGAACTCAAGAAGTGCGAACTTCTTTGTGCAAATTGTCACCGGCTGGAGCATTCTGCTTGACACAAGACATAGTGCATCCATGCTATAATTATTCTACCACACAATGGTTCGTGTGTTAGTTGGTTCAATAGTATAAATACAAGGTAAGCCTAAGGAGTAATCCCAGGCGAAGCGCGGTTTTTCATGGTCCGCACTTTTGTTAGTCCTTGGGGGCTGTTCCATTTTATGCTCCGGAACAGCCCCTTTTACTATAAAGCCCCGGGCGGCACGATGAAGGGACGCTCGCCCTCCTTTACTCTACGCAGGTATTCTTTGCTTTCACGGCCCTTTTGGAAACCAAAGATTCTGTTTATGACATCAGAGAACGGCAGCAGTGTAACGAACTTACTTTCTGTAATCGCACGCTCTCCTCGTATGACACGACCTAATTCACTAGTCGCATCAACAAACTGCTGTATAGCAACCGGAGTCACGTAATCACGCAATGCAGCACCTGCACCCTCTTTTCTGAACTGGTAGCTTGTGTATCTGCTGATACCTGCGATGCGGAACACTCCGTTGAAAAGGTAGTCGCTCATGTATCCTAGTCTACCGGCCAAGAAGTCCTTGAGTGCGTCTACTGGTAATCCTATAAGTAGCATGAATGTCATCAGCAAGGCCAGGTCACTTGATGCCTTTTTTATTTTCCTCGCGTTACCAGTTCTCACGCCATCAATAAATTCATTGACCATACGATCTTTAACAAAATTAAGTTGCTTGATCATAAATGACTTCATCGCCACCGTGAATCTTAGATTCGGGTTATTCACAATACCCAGGGCCATCTCAGCTTTTGTCAACGGCTGAGTCTCAGATAACTTGTTGAACAACAGGGTCCGAATGTAGGCTGAGTCCCTGTTACCTGCTTTGAGATCCGCAATCAACTTTGTCTGCTCCTGCTCGCTGTAGCCCATAGAAGTTAACTCAGCTACAAACTTTTTAGATTTAGCAGAATTACGATCCTTGAAGTATCCACGAGCTAACTTTCTGTAACGGTTGTAGTTAGCAGTCAGATTAGTCTCCTTCATTACCTGATCTAGTTTTGTAAACCCAGTTGCCTTGAGTCCAAGACGGACTGCCTTTTCTAGGACTCTATTGTCTGACGCAAACTCCACGCTAACTTGGTTTACATCAATACCAAAATCATCGCCCTTGAGTCTAGGTCCGAACGCCGCAACCGCAGTCCCAAAGATACCGTTGTCCAACATAATAAACGGTAGATCATATAGCTGAGACAGGGTTGATGTGAACTCCACTAGCAATGTTCCGTATCCAAAAGACCGAGCTAATTGAAAGTAAATATTCTCAACCTGCACCGGGCTAAGTATCATGGCAAATATATCAGGCACAGTGCCATCGGCATCCTCCATGGAGATCTCTCCGTTTGCCCTTAGTTCTTGTATAAGTAAACCTAACTCACTTGCTGGTGGAACCTTGAGTCCCTCAGGCACGTTAGCAAATTTACTTCCCATGAGTCGAGTAGTCTGTATAGCCGTTACAGCATTATAAATGTATCGCTCCATGGCTGCACCAGGATCCTCGTAAGCGTCCAGTAGGTTGTCAGGTATGATCTCCAACTCCTGGCTCCTAGAGAGAAAGTTTCCTGGTAAATTTCTTCTTCCTTGTGCATTAAAGCCCCGTGTAAATTGATCCCACTGCTGTGCCTCTAGTGCCGCAGTCTTTGGGTTACCTATTTGAATAGTTGTCTCCTTAGATAGTTGCACGTCACCGGACTGTGGATTACCCTCTTCAATTCTTGTTCGTGCATCTTGTATTCTTTCGTTTCGTGCTTTAATAAATTCACGAAAGGCATCCCTGAGTTCTTTACCTGCACGGTTCTTTACCTTGTCAAGATCCTTGATTGAGCGAGGGAAGTACTGCTC